TTGGTATTATTGGTCTAGGAGTAGTTGGTTCGGCTATTAGCAGTGGGTTTACTCAGATTGGACATAGTGTTAAACATTATGATATCAAAGATTGCAATAGTTCAATTGAAAATTTATTATCAACTGACATGATATATATTTGTGTTCCAACTAACAATAATTCAGATGGATCATGCAATGTTGATCAAGTACTTGTGTCTGTTGAAAAACTTAATGCATTAAACTATCTTGGTATTATTGCCATTAAAAGCACAGTGCCTCCTGGAACTACACAGGATTTTATTAATAAATTTACAAATCTAAAAATATGTATGGTGCCAGAATTTTTGCGTGAGAGGTCTGCACTTTCAGATTTTATTGGAAACCATGATGTATTAATTGTTGGTACCAATGATGAAACTATTTTTAACAATATAGTTAAATGTCATAGTAATATACCAAAAAAATCTGTCATGGTTAGCCCTACTGAAGCAGAAATAACAAAATATTTTAATAATGTATATAATGCTATGCGAATTACATTTGCCAATGGTATATTTGAAGTATGTGAAAAGTTAGGTGCGGACTACCAATCAATATTTTCTGCAATTACTAATAGAGACACAATTGGAACTGATTATCTTAGATGTAGTGAATATTTGCGAGGGTATGCTGGTGCGTGCCTTCCCAAAGATAGTCGGGCTTTTGCTTTTTTCTTAGATGAACTAGGAATAGATTTAGAATTATTTCGAGCCATTGTCAATGATAATCAAAAACACTTACTTAAGGATAAAAAATGAGAATACTAATCACTGGCAGTGAAGGTAGTTTAATGCAGGCAGTCATACCAAAATTATTGGCGTATGGGCATACTATTGTTGGAGTCGATAATTTATATCGTTACGGAAAAAAATCTAAGTTCGCTGGAAAAGATTATGAATTTATTTGTTGTGACTTAACTGATCGCACAGAAACTTTTAAATTATTCAATCAACAGTTTGACACTGTATTTCTTGCTGCTGCTAAAATATATGGAGTAGCTGGATTCAATCACTATTGTGCTGATATTATCAGCGATGACACTGCTATTCAAGGAAATATTTTGCAGGCCTGTGCTAAATTTTCTGTTGCTAACATTGTCTATATAAGTTCTAGTATGGTTTACGAAACTTGCGTACAAGATCCTGCGTATCCGGTAACAGAAGATATGGTCAATGAATGCTCATTACCTAATACAGATTATGGGTTGTCTAAATTGTTAGGCGAACGAATGTGTCAATCATTTTATAAACAGTACGGTATCAATTATACCATTTGGAGGCCATTTAATATTATTACCCCAAAAGAAACTGCAATGGATCAACAGGGATTTAGTCATGTTTTTGCTGATTATATTAAAAATATATTAGAGTATAAATTAAATCCTTTGCCAATTATTGGAGATGGCAATCAAATACGGTGTTTTACCTGGATTGATGATGTGGCAAGCATTATTGCTGATTACAGTTTTATTGATCGTACAAAAAATCAAGCATTTAATATTTGTAATGTAGAACCAATTACAATGAAAATATTAGCTGAAAAAATATATCAATATACAAATAATGCTGAGCAGTTGACATTTGTTACAGTTATTGAATACCCAAACGATGTTAAAATTAGAATTCCGTCAGTGACTAAATTATTTGGTGCAATTGGTAACTATAATTTTAAATCAATCGACGATTGCATCAAATATTGTGTGTGATGAATAAATCTCTTTATATTTGTGGTGACAGTTTTTGTTGTTTGGATCCTGAATATGCAAAAAACTGGCCTGAATTATTACTAAGCAAAGTTAACAATATTAATGTGGTCAATCTAGCTAGCCCAGCTGCTAGCAATTATTTAATTTATCTACAAGTAAAACATGCATTAGATCAAAAATGCGATTACATTATTTACAATGCTACTAGTTCTATCAGGCACGAATTCATACTGAATAAGAATATGGATTCAACTGATAATATGTTGCGTTATTGGGATTTATCAAACCCTGACAACAATAAATCAATGATTAGTATGAGTTGGCTCAACCCGCAAAATACTGCTTCTCAAGTATTAAACAAAAAAATTATAAAACAACATGCAGAGTATTTTACTAATTATATTGATTTACCATCAATGATTGAAAAGAATTTTATTTTTATAAATTATACATTAGAATTATTAAACAAAAGTAATGTAATATGGGCGTGGAATCGTGGTGGGTTTGAACATAAAAATTTCAAAAGCACACAACATTACAATTTTTCAAATTGGCATGAGAAGGAATCAAAAATTAATATGTGGGATTACTATGATTCCAGTGTAATTCGACCTTATTACCATGTTACCAATAAACAAATACTCCAAGATGTTTGCAATGAATACATTAATATGTTAAACTTAGACAATGCTTAAAATAAAAAATTTAACTGTTAGAAATTTTATGAGTGTGGGCAATGCTACACAAGCTATTGATTTTGATCGACAAGATCTAACATTAGTTTTAGGAGAAAATTTAGATCTCGGAGGGGACGGTAGTCGCAATGGAACTGGCAAAACTACAATTATTAATGCATTAAGTTATGCTCTATACGGGCAAGCATTGAGTAATATCCGCAAAGATAATCTTGTGAACAAAACCAATACCAAGGGTATGTTGGTTAGTTTAGAGTTCAATGTATCAGATCAAAGTTATAGAATTGAACGTGGACGCAAACCCAATGTTTTAAAATTTTATATCAACAATAAAGAGCAAGCATCTCAAGACGATGCAAGCCAAGGCGATTCGAGAGAAACACAAGATGCTATAGAATCTGTGTTGGGTATGAGTCACGATATGTTCAAACACATCTTAGCCCTGAATACGTACACTGAACCATTTTTAAGTTTAAAGGCCAACGATCAACGCACTATTATTGAACAGTTACTAGGTATTACCATGCTCAGTGAGCGTGCCGAACGCATTAAAGAATTAAATCGCAAAACCAAAGATGCAATAACGCAAGAAGAATTTCGTATTCGTGCAATTACAGAAGCAAACCGACGAATTGAGGAGCAAATTGATGCAATCAAACGCAGACAGACATTGTGGGTTACCAAGCACAGTGAAGATCTCAACAATCTCACCAATGCGTTGAGTGCGTTAAAAGAAATTGATATTGGCGCCGAAATTCAAGCACACAAGGATCACAAATCTTGGGATCAAAAACGCAAAGATATAAATGATCTTGCTGGTAATATAAGCCGTATTAAACTTGACTTAGGACGCGAAGAAAAAACAATTGCTAAGTTGAAGAAAGATATAGCTGCATTAGAAAATCATACTTGCCATGCCTGCGGACAAGACTTACACGATTCCAAACATGAAGAAGTACTAGCAGGAAAACAACAAGATCTGGCCACTGCTCAGGCCAATGCATATACACATGCCGATGATTTGGCCAGTTTTGAATCTGCTCACAAAGAGTTAGGCACACTAGGCAAGCCGCCCAAGATGTTTTACGATCGAGAAGAAGATGCTATACAACATCGTGCCACATTAGAAAATCTACAAAAACAAATTGCAGATAAATCTGCAGAAGTAGACCCATATGGCGAGCAAATTGAAGAAATGCAAGGACAGGCATTACAAATAATTGACTACAATGTACTAAATGAACTAACAAGATTGCAAGAGCATCAAGATTTTTTGCTTAAACTTTTAACTAGCAAAGACAGTTTTATTCGTAAAAAGATCATTGAACAAAATTTAAGCTATCTCAATGCCAGACTAACACACTACTTGGATCGTATTGGGCTACCACACACAGTCATATTCCAAAATGATTTAACTGTCAGCATTGAAGAACTAGGTCGTGAATTAGATTTTGATAATCTAAGTCGTGGAGAACGCAATAGATTGATTCTGAGCATGAGCTGGGCATTCCGTGATGTATGGGAAAGTTTATATCAACCTATTAATGTATTGTTCATTGATGAAATGATCGACAGTGGATTAGATACTCAAGGAGTAGAAAATGCCTTGGCACTACTAAAGAAAATGAGTCGAGAACGACTCAAATCAGTTTGGTTAGTTAGTCATAGGGATGAACTAGCTGGTCGAGTAGAAAATATATTGAAAGTTGTCAAAGAAAACGGATTTACAAATTATAATACGGATATAGAAATTCTATAATTTTTTATATAACTAACACATCAAGGCATAACTACAAACAACAAGCAACCCAATGAACTTCACATGACATGGTATTATCAAAACACTCCAGTTGAGACTTTACCGGATGATTGTGTGGGATTTGTTTACTTAATCACAAATAACATATCTAGCCGCAAATACATAGGCAAAAAACTAGCTAAATTCTCTAAAACAACATACAAAACAATAAAACTTAAAAACGGTACTAAAAAGAAAAAAAAGATACGGTCAAAAATTGATAGCGATTGGCAAGATTATTATGGTTCAAGTCCAGCACTAACTGCAGATATAATTGCATATGGCAAAGAAAATTTTACTAGAGAAATACTTTTTTATTGTAAAAGTAAATCAGAATGTAGTTATATAGAAGCTAGAGAACAATTTTCAAGACGAGTGTTAGAATCCGCAGATTACTACAATGGACACATACAAGTTCGAGTACACAAGT